AATAGAGGTGAAAAACAAATAGATGATTCAGAAAAAACTGGTGCATTAGATAAAGCAACTGGTGATGGAGGAATCGGACAAGCAAAAAAATTATGGGATACTGGGCTAAACTTCTTTAATAGAGGTGAAAAACAAATAGATGATTCAGAAAAAACTGGAGTAACAGCCAAAAATATTGGATCAAAATTAAAAGGTTTCATATTAGGAAAAATTGGAGGAAAAACAGAAGCTCCTCCCGCAGAAGGAGCTGTAGATCAAATTCTAAACAAAGATGGAGGAGTAATAAGCGGAATACAAGATAAAGTATCTGGAAAAGTAAGTGCTATAACAGAAAAATTTAGTGGAATTAAAGACTTCTTTAGTAAAATTAAAGATTGGTTCTCTGGCGGTATATTAAAAGTTTTTGAAGCGATTGGTTCTGTAATGAAAGCTGTAGGAAAAGGAATAGCTTCCTTTTTATCAGGAATTGGACGAGGAATAGCAGGATTTGTTAAAGGATTAGCCCAAGCAGCTCCAGCTTTAATAGGAGCAGCTCCTGTTCTTGCTGTGATCACAGCAGCAATCATAGGACTAGGTGTAGCATTAAGAATAGCCGCACCTGCTTTTGAAGCATTTGCAAATATAATTAAAGCATTTGGAACAGCTATAGCTGTAATTATAGGAGCTTTAGCTCAAGGAATTAAAACTGTATTAGGTGGAATAGGAGAATTCTTAGAAGTTTTAGCATCATTCAAAGTAACTCAAATGGTTAAAATTGTAGCATTTATCTTTGCACTAGGACCTGCCTTTATAGCATTAGGTATTTCTTTAACTGCCTTTGGACTTGCATCTCTAATTGCTTTACCAGCAATGACCAGACTAGGAAAAATTCTAACAGCAGTAGCAAAAATAACTGAAGGTGGAAAAATATCACAGAAGTTTAACGCTGTTGGTGCCGGAATGTTAAAAATGTCTGTTGATATTAAAAAGGCAGCTAAAGAATTAAAAAGCGGTGAAACTAAAAAAGCAATAAAAGTAATCAACGAAATAATGAACGCATTTGGTGGTGGTCAGAAAAGGGGTGGATTTATGGGACTATTCGGTAAGAAAAAGAGTTCCATGCCAAAAACATTTGAAATACCATCAATCAAAATGGGAAGTATAACGGCTGCTAGTCTTCACTTACAATCAGCTATTGTAGCTCCAATTGGACCTGAACAAGAAAAGAAATTAATGGATCAAGAAACATTAGGTAGAGTACATTTATCTGATAGTACATTAAGTACACTAAAAAATTATACAATGGCTTACGTATGGGATCCACTTAAAAGAATTGCATTAGCAACAGAAAGTCTATTATTACCTATAGAACAATTAGCATATCCTTCAGCACCAGTAGTAGTTCCTCCAACAGCATTGAATATGGATTACGGAACTCCGCAGACAGCCACGCAATTAGAAACTGCAAGAATAGAAAAGGAAACGGCTCAAATGGAACTAAGAACAATGAGTCATATGGAAGGCTCAAATCAAACTGCTATCAATGCACCAACAGCTAATGTGCAAAACAATACTACGTATCAATCTGTTAAACCTTCTGTAAGAGATGATAGAAGAATGAGAACCATGTCTATAGTAGGAAGTTAATATGAGTTTAAATGATAGAGACAGACATGATTTAGAAGATATAGTAGATTCAGACCATGAAATGATTCTCCTTTTAAAAAAGGAGATAGAAGATTTATCATCACAATTAACAGAATCTAAAAGTGATCATCATGATACATCAGAACAACTAGCTATACACGAAAAACTATCAGCACAGCATGGCTTATTAAAACACATATTTTTTGGTGTAGTATTATTAGTAATGTGTATGTGGACTTTAGTATTTGTCGGATGGGCTACAGGTCAGGAAGCAATAGAAAGAGAAATGGCATTTTTTGAAAGAATAATTCTTGTGTTTATTGGTATTGTTGGAGGAGCAGTAAGCAGTTTTTTTGATGTCAGAAACTTTACCATTAACACCAATAAAAATGGCAATAATATTAATAATGGTAATAACAAAAAAACAGCAGACACAGATTAAAAAAAAACGGCATAGAAGGTAAGGTGCTACCTTACTACAAATCTATGCCGTTCAGAATAGAGACCCTCTGAGGACTGTTTTCCCAATGAAATAATTCTATGAACGAATCATAGGTTAATCATCGGATTGCTCTACTCAATGTCTTTATTGATTATCTTCCGCTAAACGTGCAAAATAATCCATCTTTTCTTCTCCTGCATCAGTATCAATATTTAATTCAGGAGTTTCTACTTTTTCTTCTATTCGACCAAACTTAGTACTAGGAGATTCCAAAACTACTTCTTCTTGTAAATCTGTATCATTATCTTCTACTGTACCAATATCCTTTGACTGTCCTAATGCTCTAGCTAACGAAACTTGTAACTCCTCATAAGTTTTAAATTTCTCATCAGAAAGAAATTCTTCTAACTTATATTGCTGTTTCCATACTTCCTCTAATTCAGAATCAGTACCAAACAGTGGCTTTCGTTCATCAAATTCAGAACGATCATAATTTGGCCATCCATCAACTTTACGAATTTTGAGTTTAAGGTCGGCGCCTTCCCACAAATCAAACGGATTAAAAGCTACTTCATCCTTAAATTCAGGATTCATAGCTTCGGAAAGTTTATCATAAATCTTCTTACCATAACGATAAAGCATAACTTTACCTTCATTCTGCGGATTAGACGGATCATGAACAACATATATGTTGGAAACATGACGTAATCTACGTTTCTGTTTACGAGCTATATCTTTATCAGATTCAACACCCGAATTCCACAATGAAGTATTAAATTCACATGCCGGACATTTTTTATTGATAGATGTCAAACAATTCTCAATAAACCAACCGCCAGAACCTTGAAACCCGTGATCCCAATATTTAATCCAAGGAACTGTCTCTCCTTCAGATTGTGGAAGAAAACGAACTACAGCAAATCCGTTACCACCTTTATCTCTTTCAGGATACCAGAATCTATCATCCTGAAATGATTGTGTTTCATTTTGTGAACTTTCAACTGCCTTACGAACTGTATCCATCATAGATTTACGATCTTTCTTCATATTTGCAAATGTAGACATAGTATTACCTCAATATTTCTAATATTTTTTCTTTATATTGTTTAATATTACCAAAATCTATAAAATGACTATATCGAATTAATAAATTATAGATTTCAGGCCAGACATATTCGTCTTTAATAAAATTTCTCCAGTCCTCTAAATAATTGGTTAATCGATCCAAGATAAGCATTGTTTCTAACGAAAAATCACCCTTTAAATGATTTTTCAATAAAATAGGATGCTTTCCATCTTCGACTACAAAAAAAGAATTAAACGAGTTATCAGAATCTACCAAACCCTGAACTTCATTCACAACATGATAGGATAATCGTTCTAACTTTGCTTTCCAATTAGAATAAACTGAAAAACCTTCTTCTTGATTAATAACTGCACCATCTTGTTGACCATAAACAAAATTAGAAACAAAATAACCCAATAACTGATCAGGTGAATATGATTCTGACAGTTTCTCAAAATAATAACGATCCTTCCGCTTAGTCAATGCTTCAGGACTAACCTTAACACCACCCTTCGCTTTCACATAATTAAATTTTTTATCGGAAAAATGCAATTTCACACCAAGATACATTCTATAAACTTGTATTGGTTGTGTTTTAATCATACCGGTAATGTATTTACTTTATTAGATAAAAAATTTCGTTCTCGGGCTTCCAACTCCAATTTAGCTTTCAATGTATTATCAATTAATTTTTTTAAAATATTGTAATCAATTTCATGTTCATCACAATAAAACATTACTGCATCTATATATGAAGTATCTTCTTCCTGCACTAATTGTTCTATCTCCATACTAAATGTTTCCTTGTTATTAAATAAGGAAGCTATTTCATTCATATTCCCTCTTTGATTATGGGTATATTATAACATATAATATACCCATTTGTCAAGGTTAATTTAAAAATCGTGAGATGTATCAACTGATAAGCTAAGACCACCAAGTCCGCCCACATCATAACCACTACGACCATTATCACCATTACTAACAAAAGCATTAAATTTCTCAGCAACTTCTAGTATTTCTTCTGCTGTAGGTGCACCTGCTTGTTCAGGTAAAGGATGTGTTTCAGCATATGCTCCACTAGATCCTTTTTCCCAATCTGCAACCTGTGCCGCCCAAATATTATCCAACTCTTGTTGTTTTTGACCATATTGAAATTCCAATAGGTCTTTAGCTTGTTTAATCAATTCCAAACGAATTTGATATGGTGTAGAACTTCCTGTATAACTCATAATATATTCTCCTATGTGTGTGTGTAATTATTGCCGTCTTCCTCGACGACCTCCTCGGGATCCACTACCCCGTTGAGCCCTAAATTCTTCTATCATCTTCTGACGATCTTCTGGAGAAGCATTTTGCCATTGGTTTCTCATACCGGAGACATTTTGATTCGATCTAGAACCTCCTCTAGACCTTCTTCTCTGAACAGATCGTTGATTTTGTCCAATAGTTTCTGATTGACCACTTTCTGAACCCGAAGTTTGTACTCCAGATCCTTGATTTCCTTTTCTAGTCGTTCTACTTTTTTTTCCAGTTGTCCCTGATAGGAAAACCATCCTACTTGACTCATAATTTTCTCCATTTTTCATAATTATTTTATTAGATTTAATTGAAAGAATTTCTATTTGATTAATCAAATCACCTTTACGAACTATTCGTAATCTATTTCTCTGATTACGAATAATAGCATAGGTATAATCATCCTTAGTATCAATTGTAGCTACTAAATAAAATTTTGGAGTATTATCTGGTCTAGTCCAACCTAATGGACGAAAGAGATTATTATCTGTTATAACATTATAGTAATCTCTATCATCACTATATACAAAAGAACAACAAAAGAAAAACAAACTACTTAAAATAATCTTTCCATTCTTCCATTTCTTCACGCCATTCCCTTTTTTCCTGGCTCCTATTATACTTTCTTTTTTGTGTTTCCACCTGCTCTTCAGGTGCAATAGGATGTCTTATATTTTTTTTCTTACCTGATTTAATCTCTTTGAATTTCTGTCTACGTTTCTTCATGATTGTGGAGCCGAAGGTGAGATTCAAACTCACGACCTGATGATTACAAATCAACTGCTCTATCACTGAGCTACCCCGGCTCATGTATCTCCTTAAATATTTTTCTAGTTTCTGTTAATAATTCTATATAATCATTTCGATTACGAACCCATGCTTTAGATTCATAACTAATATCATCTTTTTTAGAAACCATCAACACTACAATTCTATTTATAATGTTTCCTGTCATTTCTTCCCACATTAAACTATAACCAGTAGCTTGACAAAAATAATCTTCAATCCAATCAGTTTTTTTCATTCTTCTTGCAGTCTTAAAATCAATTATAGAAGGAATTCCTTGAAATTCACCTATACAATCAACCCTTCCTGCCATTTTATACTGATCAGAATAAAGAGCAAGTTCTAAACCATCTATATTATCAATTTGATCCAAATATGGTTGTAAGTCATAAAACATAGAAACAACATCTGGATTGATAGGAGGCCTTTTAAAGAGAAAAAAACTATTATCCCGTATTTCATTATTCAAATACATTTCAGCTACATCATGCAATGCACTACCACGCTGGCCAGCAACATAAGTAATGGAATTAGCCTTCTCTAATCCTTCTTTCTTACGCCATCTTTCTAAACCTTCTTTCTTTCCAGGAAACTCTGATAAAACTGTTGTAATTGAAGGATAATAAACGCCATCCTTTCCGTAATAGCGTTTATTATCCTTTTCAATAACATCTAAAGGAAAAAAATTATATTTTACATCCTTATGATTAAATACTTTCATCTAATCTTTACGCTTACCACCTGCCTTTTCTGTTCCAGGCAAATCGCCTTCTTGACCTAATAACAATGATTTTAAAGATTCTTTACGACGACTTTCACGGCGTTCTAAACCTTCTGCATAAGTATCATTATCATCATACAAAAATTGCATTTCTTGATGCTCAAAAAACTCATACAATCTAGCCGGTTGCGTACAAAAACCCATCCATGTCATAACATCAATTCCAAATCCAAGTTGAATAGTCGAAATACGAGATGCCAGACCTAAAAGATTTCCTGATTTACCACTAAAAACACCACCACCAGAATTACCAAATACTGATGGAGCATTATACATCATATAATCCTTTTCCTCAATATCTTCTTTTAGGTATGTTAACGTTCCCGGGTTAGCAAAAGGATCATGTAACAAACTACATCCACTTGTCCATACCGGATCAAATAATCGCAAATTTGTAATATCATCCTTCGAAATAACTTGAGACACATATTCCATAGGCTTTGTATTGTGCAATTTGACAGCCGCCAAATCATGCCCTTTATCATAAGCAATAACATCTGCCCTAGTTGAATTAGCAGAAAGGAGTTCCGAACCTTCATATTCAAATACCTCCACAACTACTTCTTTCATTATATCTTTCTTTACTTCACGTTTAAGCAAAGAATCCCACTCATTTTTCACTGTAATTGCGTCTGCAATAACGTGTTCGCAAGTTAAAGCGATATTAATAAATTTCCCTTCATTCTCAGGATCAGGTTCACTATAAATAACTACACCTGAACCTCCAGCTTTCTCACACCTAACACGAACCACAGGATATAAAATTTGTTCATGCAATTGCTCCTGCGTCAATAAACTCTGTGTTCCATTATTACTCATACTATAGCTCCTTTAATTCTTTAATAATTTGTTTAAGACGATCTACCTCATCTTGCAATTCACTCTTTACAAAATAGAATACACGATTAAATACCCACCCACGCAAAAATTTATTTTGAGAAGTCCTATCAGCATACTTTGATCCATTAAAACATAAATTAGCATAGAACATAGTACGTTCCAATAAAACATCTTCCCTAGAAACATTATTAGCGGCACGAATAGTATTAGGTCCAATTAAACCATCAACTGTTATTTCTGCATTTCTATTATTTGCGGCCTGTTGTAAAATTTTTACCGCATTTCGCTGGCCATGATTAACAACCATATCAAAATATACTTCTCTAAGATCCTCATTAAGCTGTTCGGCCCTAGAAGGATCCCAAAAATCTTGTTTATAACAACCCTTCGCATCTTCAACACTCATATCCTTAATTTCATCTTTAGAAGCTTTTCGTCCTAGATACTGTGAATAAGATGCCTGAGTTACACCAAAATTAGTAGCTCCCCCTTTGTCGTCAGGATCGTCTACATACCCGCCTTCGTGTTTTAATACTACTTCTATTATTTCGTCGAATGTCGTTTTTCCCATTATTATTATCACCTTTTATAGATTCATCCACAGGTTCAATGGCCTTAATTTTATAAGGCCATGTATGTATTAATTTATAAACTGCCTCACTAATTCGCATTATTATTTATTAACCGCCCAACAACTGTAAAACAGAAGCAGAAAGTTGTTGTGCTTGAGCCATTAATGCAATAGCTGTTTGTTGTTCAATTCTATAACTAGTCAATTTAGCCATCTCTGATGCTTCATCAAAATCATTAATAGTGGCAATAGATTCTTCATTAATACCAATCATACGTTCCATATGAGAAATAGTAAAATCGAATCTTTCAATTTTAGCCAACTGATTAGATCTCTCACCCTCTAATGATGCAAGAGCAGTTTCCAATCTTGTTACTGCATCTTCAGCATCAGCAACAGTATCCAATTTAGCTACAGCTACTGCCTGATTATTATCATCAGTATAAGCACCAAGCTTTAATCCTTCTAATGTAAGATCACCTAATTCAACACTAACTGTCTGATCAGTATTAACACCATCAATAACAAAACTTTTAGTTCCAAAAGAACCATCAATCAATTCTGTTCCATCATATTCTGTATTCTGTGCAACATAATCAATTTCAGCAGACAATTCATTATACTCATCCATCAAAGCTAAACGTTGGGATGCTGTTAATTGATCGTCTTGTGCCTCAGTAGCAACCTCTTTCATTTTAAGAACAACAGCAGTAATAGAATCTGTTCCTACAAGAGCAGACTCCAACAAATCTTGATTCTGTTTAACTACTTTATGTGCTGTCTGTAACGTATGAATAGTATTATTAATTCTACCCATTTTAATTTTATCAGCCGATCCAATATCAGCCGTTCCAGATGCCAGCCTTGACATCGTTTCTTCAACCATTTTTGTGGCTTCTTGATAACGTCCTAAAGTTTTTTGTGTAATTCCTGATAACATACAATTCTCCGCTTTCATAATTTAAAAAATTATGTATTATGCTTTAACGTCTAAAGTGGCTCCAATCTTTGACACATCTTGTGAAATATTGGAAGCAACACTAACATCGTGTTTTTCTCTTTCATGAGTAGCCAACTCAGTTCTAACATGAGCCCTAGATGCCATATTAGACATGAGAACTTGTTGTTCTTTTGACCTATCAAACGTTCTAGCTATCTCTGGCGATGAAGAATGAATCTTCATGATATCCTCCTAATTAATTAAGTCATGTATTTTAGTTACCCTGTATAAATGTAATGTATTAATATTTCTAAAATTTTCTGGCAAACAATATTCTATTTTTGTATAAGGATCAACATAATGACCATGTTTACAATCTTTGTGTGGATCAGCAGGTATAATTATTTCTGAACCATCAACAGATGTTAAAACATCATCAACCCGAACTTCATATGCCTTCCATTTAAGTTTTCCTGTACCTCTCTCCCCATCATCTTTTGTTATTCCCCAAGTCCATCCATATTCAAATCCTTCAGAACATCCAATTGTACATATTATAACATATATAGCCCCAATTGTCAAGGCTATTTTCAAAGGTATCATTCTGTGATATTATGACCATAGGTAGAATTACCTAATATATCGCCTCCCACTGGTTTCACATTTTCATGTATTTGTCTTAATCTATTTTGAAAACCTGCATCTGGTTTTCTAATTCCTAATGTTACAGGATCGCCTATAGCAGGCGATCCCATCACTAGAACAATATCTCCAGAAGAACCACAATCAGGACAAGGATTATACCTAGGAACATTTCTAGCATCTATACTTTGTTGTTCCTCCCAACTATGATTACATTCTTTACATTTATAATCGTAATATGGCATTAGTCTTCCACCAAAAGTTGTCTTCCTGTTGAAATCGAGATTTCCTTTGGCTTCTTTTCTTCAGGAATTAACTTTTCCAATGATATACTTAGTATACCATCAGTCAAATCAGCACTATTAACTATAATACTATCAGCAACAGTCCATGTCCTATCGAACTGACGTTCAGCAATACCTCTATGTAAAAAAGAAACATCATCAGAATTGCCTGACTGATCTCCTCTAACAGTTAGCGTATTACGTTCTGGTTCATGTGATACTGTAATTTGCTCCGAACTAAACCCAGCTACGGCCAATTCAATAGTATAGTTATAATCATCATGTTTGATAAGATTATAGGGTGGATAACTCTGTGGTCGAGTTTCAGTGATTTTATCCATCGTATCCCATAGTGTTTCAAAACCTACGAAAAATGGAAAATTATTTTGTCGAAATTGTTGTATTGTAGTTGTCATCGTTCTATCTCCTTAAATAAGCAAGATTAATTTTTATATGTGCGATCTTTCGACTCGCACTATTATTTATACTTGTGAATTACTTAAACTTTCAAAATGTTTGCAAATTACCGTACTTGTTACTTTCTTAATTAAATTCATCTTACTGATAGGATATAACAACATATCTCTACCATCAGCAGTACGAAACTCTCTAACTTCCCTATCAAGGGCTTGATATATATTAACTGTTTCATTTACATCATATTTGTTACTATAAGGTATCTCAACAAATATCAATATATCCACATTAGTACATTTTTCATACTGACTGGTATTAATAGCCATACAATTTTGGGTAATGACAGGAATCTGTGTTTTTACTTCACACGTTCTTCCATCAATTAACATATCCTTTAAAGGATCCCAATAATCTTCTGACAATTCTACTATATATCCCATACGTTCATAAATCGCCTTTACTAGTTTCTCTCCTTCAAAACCCAACTGTAACATTTTCTTTTCATTTCTCAATCTCTGGTCAAACATTACTTAAACACTCCCACTATAATATGATTCTTATTCAATCTACCATTATTAGTATTCTCTTTACGTTTTAAATCTCTCCATGTTTTATTCATTGCTCTTTTTCCTAAACCAGATAATCCGGGAATAAATTTTCTTTGAATTTTCTTATTGGTGGAAGTCTTTTCCTTAAAATTCTTAATAGAACTTCCTTCTAATTTCAGTCCATCATGATCGGCAGTCCTATATACAATTAATAAATTATACTTTTCATGAATGATCCAAGCCTCTTTAGCACCATTAATCTTTGTTGGATCCTGACTGACTAATTGCAATTCATCACAAGATTCCATATAATTAACCTTAGCTAGACGCTTCTTCTTACCAGGTTTAGCAATCTTTTTAAGAGTCCTAGTATTAGTGAGATAATTCCCACAACCATCCAATATAGAGTCAAGATACTTAATATAACTGTTTCGATTACGCTTTCCAAGATAGGCATATGCTTCCTTCAACTGTTCATCAGAATCAATCTGCTCCAATTCATCCCTCATTTCAGTAAAATGTTTTACCAATTTACGAACTTCACCTGGCGGAACCTTTTCCTTTTCCAGATATTCATAAGTATCAAAAGTAACATCTTTAAGTTTATATCCTCCATTAATAAACTGATCTATAGAATGTTCAATATCTCCACCATACGTTTTCTTGACAGGTACTTTAATAACTTCAGGTAACTTAGGAGTTATATCCCAAATAGCCTTCTTTATGCGATTATGCAATTCGTCTTCATTCTCATAACACTGTATATCAACACCATCCAAAACAAGTTTTGCAGCCCAAGCATATTCTCTAGGTATCATATCATCTGCAACACTATGAGTCAAATATCCTAAAACTTGTTTTTCGTCTGTAGACTCAAAATACTGTTTTAAATATTTTCGGGCTTCAATAGAAGTTCCATCAAATTTCTGAATTGCCCGCATTAATTGCCCGTGATCTTCAATAATTTCCATATAACATCCCATTCTATCATCATTACTAATACCAATATAAAGAATATAGCTGATCCAATAAGATCAGCTATAATTTTATCATCTAGTGGTTGTTTCATATAACCGACCAAGTCCATTTCCTTCTAGTTTTGCTTCTCTATTTTTCTTCTCCATGATATCCTTATGTTTTTTACACCAAGGTTTAAACAATGGTCTATTTTTATTAAATCTGCTCTTACCGTAATTATCGTGCATTACATTATTATCACATCCATGATATCCACAAACATCAATAATAACCATAGGCAACTCTAACATAACATTTTCATTATACCACTGCATCTTAATAATAGCATCTATAATATCCGTATCAATTTCATCAATTGGAAGAAGATTAGTAGCTCTACAATTCACAAGTAATCGCATCCTATTCACAAGCATCTTAGCTTTCAGTATTTCCTCTTCCCTATTATGAAGATTCGTGGAGCTAACATTAGTTATCAGAGGATCCATAAGCCTTCTCTTGAAATTCCGCATAACTGGCCCGTCACGACATAAACCATACATATAGGTATCTATCCTAGTATCTATACCAGGAACAACACCAGAAAATAAATCCCAAAAAAGAGGACTATAATCTGTTTCCTTATCTATTCGATCTACTTTATTATTAACATGTGTACAAACCATATGCTTCTTGTCTCGAAGCGCCATATTGAAGTCTCCTATTCATTAGTATAACATATTATAACATATCCAAATGGCAGCTGTCAAGGCTAATTATGATATATTATTCTGAATAAAATTCAGAATTTTATATTTCCGAAAAATACCTTCAACTATAGAAACTATGCTATTATATTCAAGTACCTCGTTCTTATCATAAAAATGTTTCTCTGCCTGACCCGACGGTTGTTTCCATTTCATAATTGCTCTGACCATATCATTAACTAATATATTAGTTTTCTTATATGTAAGCCTATCGTTCATTTCAAATCCCCCCTCCCTACTCGTTCAGTAGGTGATTCACTTTGTTTGAATTCCGGAAATTGTTTTTCTAATTCTTCCAATCTCTTTAACTTCATATCAAAATCATAATCAGAAATCTCAGGATCATTATCCTCATAATACTTCTTCTCATGATATTCCAATTCATCAACTAGACTATTTATTTCAGCAAACGCTTGTGCGGCTGTTATACTATTATTATCGACAGCTTTCTTAGAAACTTTAACTTTTTTTACAGGTTTTGTAAAATTATTTTTCTCATTATCCTTCTTTACCTCTTCTAAAGAAGGAGGATCAATTATATTCCATCTCTTTCTAGCAAAATCTTCATCAAAATACTCCAATGCACTTTGACATAAAGTATTATTAGTAGTACGAAATTTCTCTGGAAGTTCTTGAAACATATAATCATGCCGAAGAACATCGGAAAGATTGGCGTACCAATCTCTCCAAAGATCCACATAATACATTGAACGAGCATAAGACGTATCAATACCAGAAATTAAAGGTTCATTCTCTAAAGTAGCCTTTTGACCTCGTTTATAAATTTCTTCAAGCTCCACTTGCTACCTCCAATATTGAAGTGGTAACAGTACATTTTGTCAATCTATCTTTACGAAAAGATCTCCAATCTTTCTTCTCTAAATCCCATACTGTAATACTTTCTTTAGTTGAATTATTATAATCATCTGCTAACACTTCCATCTCCTCTGTAAATGGATTCAATGTGCAAGTCATCTTTCTTTGACTTCCATCTGCCTTTATAAATTCTATATTACAAATACTATTTTCCAACAATCTAACCAATTCTGCATACGTAGCACTCAAAATATCTACCTCCTTATTCATCATAAGTATAAATTACCTCAGCACAACTCGGACATTCCATTACAATTTCTTCTACTTGCTCCAAATACGACACATCAAAACCAATATGAAAACCACAATCATCACACTTATGAATTTCCATCATTGTTCCTGTAACTTCTTCATATCCTTCACGTTCAGGAACCGCCTCCACATCACATACATATGACATTAATAATTCTCCTTTGAAATATAATCAATAAATTTAGTTAAAAATACACGACTCTGTAATTTGGCTTTACTATGTTTCTTAAATGCTGTGGTCAATCGTCTTTTTGATTCTCCTTTCAAATCATCATCTAAACCACCTGTTTCCAATTCTAAATCAGACCCACCTGATAGAACAAAGAATATATCATATCCAGCATGTTCCTCATTAACTAAGTATTTAGACTTTCTAAAATCCTTCATCATTTCATCATATTTTTCAACATGCCCATGGTCACGCCTTGAAAAGAAATGAGTTGAAACAGCATTTCTAACATTATATTTACCATTCGCAACGAAAAATCCAACAACATTAACTCTTGGTATATTTCCTAATGATCTAATTAAAGAATTAGTCATATTATTATGCTCCGTGCTATACCAGCTAGTTCTATAAACACCTTGACGATCAGAACTAGGAGAAATATATTCAGTGGTATTAGAATATGGATCTTTCAACCTCACATTGACATTAGAATGACAAAAATTTGCAATCTTAGCATCAACATATAGTTTTTCTCTATAATATTCCTTTGTCTCATCCGAATCATCATACTGTACATACCCAGAATATCCAATATCAGAAGCATTATGAGCAATTTCATCATCCTCAGTAATTTTGAGAATAGAAGTTGCTGAATCACCATCTGTCAAAAGAATCACATTGATAATGGTACTTCTATTATCCTTTCGATACCTCTCCAAATAATCTTTCATTATAATCAATGAATCATTAAGAGGTGTACCACACAAAGACCAGTCAGTAGGCACTAAATGTCTTGCATATCCATAATTCAATTCTATACCATAAGCACTCTCTAATCCTCCATAACTAAATCCATTAGACATAGCATAAAAATATGTCATTGATCTTTCCAATTCTTTGGTAGTCATTCGGGAAGAAAACATATTACGCATAACAAAATAGTCCACGTATAAATCATCTACCTCATAATCTTTCTGCTGTAATGGCTTTATAACATCACGATACGCCCCTGGATTATCACTAAAACAATAAACTTCAAATGGTATATTAACTTTTTTACAAAATAATACCAATGTCATAGCTTGATGAATAGTGTTACTAATACTAGCATCCATAGATCCAGACCAATCAATTACAAGTATCATCGCATGATCTTTACCATCAGGTAAAATTGTAATCCTACGAAATATATCTTCATTATATCGGTATTGGTGAATCTTATTAGTATTCAAAGTACCTGTTTTGTTAACAGATGCCCTAGCATACTGATCGGCAGATTTTTTCATTTCAAATTCTTTAGCCATAAAATTGACAGAAGAATTAACAGACTTTTTCCAAGATTTATAACCATCAACCAAAGCCTGATTATATTGTTCTTTTGAAATGTCATTATCCATCAACGCTCTAACAAACCATTTATCCGTATAAATCTTTTCGTGATAATACTCATCCAGATTCGATAAAACGGATGAATAATTCTCTATATACCTATTAGAATCCACCTTAGGGATATTAACAACCATATCTGGTAACATAGTCGGATCATAACTAGATTCTATAAAATCATCCATAGCATCTTGTGTATCAGACTTAAATTGGTCTTCTAAGTTATTTCTATTTCCTCTACCTCCGACTTTGGAGTTGTATTTTTTAGATTCCTTTCCCTTTTCATCCTCCATCTCTTGTTTGCCACTTCCTGATTTCTCAGATTGTGTAGACTCTCTAGTATCATCTCCATCACGTTCTCTGTCACCATCAGTCCCATCCGAATCGGTGGTATCTTTTTCGTCACCATCAGCAGAATCCGTTCCAGATCCCGAATTAGACTTCTGTGTCTCCTCTTCCCAGCCATTACAATCACCTCTTTCTTCCATTTGCTGTTGCATTAACATATCATCTGCCATATCAGGTACATCACCCAATACAAACTCATACAAATCTTTAACTATACCAGCCACATCTTCAAATGTCTCCACCTTTTCTATTCTATCAATCAACTGCTGTTCATCTGGACTAAACTCATATTGTGGTCCTAAAGAACCACACTTAAAATGTATATTGATCTTATCAATCAATTTCCTATTAAGGCTTTCAGGATCACCAAACAATCCTTTCTGCAAAAAATCTTTATAGCCATTATGAAAGTCTCTCCTTAAACCAGGAAATTTCCGTTTCATTTTCTTTTCAATCCGGGCGTCTTCCACTATATTAAACAAGGTCTTGACACGGCCTGGATGATCCGAATCAATACCATCGATCTTAGTTTGTAGATCATCCATATCTGTCGGAGTAAACAAGGCATGCCCAACTTCATGCCCTACTAGCATATCATAAACATCCTCAGGCATAGAGTCCCAAGTAGGGAGTAATAATGTACGATTTTGAACATCAAACATTGCTGTGGAGACATTTCTATGTTCCACTGTAATGTTTTCAGTAGCCAACAATCTGGCCAATACTTGTTTTTGCTCTTGAGTATACTTCACTTTATCTCCTTATGGAAGGTTCATTCCTTGGCCCATTGATATATCTTGCTTTTGTTTCGCCCGAAACATTTTTTTGTCCAGATCTCAAAATGGTACTTCTTCAGTCTGTTCCTCTTCAACTGGCTTTTCTTCAAGTTTGGAATAAAGATCACTCAATGCGGCCTTCGTATCATCATCAAATCTTGAGATACAAACATTGATGGCCTTATCTTCCTTTCCAAATATCTTAAACGCATTAACAATATGAACAAGGCGGCGAGTTGAAATTACTTCATCAAGACCACCATCATCATAAGTTTTACGAACAATGTCAGCCCAATTAACAAGCCGATCCAAAAACTTATCATCATATTCCAACTCCTTCAATTCTAATCTTAAAATTTTCTTTTCAGTAACGGCTGTAGGATAGGACTGCTCTAACGTAATAGCGAATCTTTCAAGAAACGCCTCATTAAGAATGTTAGTTCCAATGAATTGACCATGCTCCGACCCTTTACCCTTTGTGTTAGCAGTAGCAATAACATTGAAACCAGGTTTGGGTTTAACCCACCGATTAACTTTTTTAAGATAGACACCTGAACCCTCCAATACGGGTTGCAAACACATAATTTTATTTGATGCTAAATCAATTTCATCTAGGAGAAGTATTGCACCTCTCTCCATAGCATCTACTACTGGACCATTGTGCCAGACAGTATTGCCGTTAATCAATCTAAAACCACCAAGCAAATCATCTTCATCCGTTTCAATAGTAATGTTAGCACGAACCAATTCTCTATTTGATCTGGCACAAGCCTGATCAACCATCAACGTTTTACCGTTACCAGAAAGACCTGTAATAAAAACAGGATAAAATATCTCCGATTTGATTATACTAAGAATATCTTTAGAATTTCCAAATGGAACATACTTCTCAGATTTATCAGGAACTAAATTTACATCCTCTTTTGGTATTTCCACTATTTCTGCCTGTTGTTGAGATTCTTCAACTACTTGTGGAACTATTTTTGTAGTAACTGGCATTTGTCCTTTTTTCATTGGTACAATGTTATTATAAGTTTCTAATGGAAAATCTCCATTAATTCCTTCGACACCTTCTTTCGCTTTTAATGCTTCTGGCAATTTACCATCGATAGGTAATTTATACAAACCAGCAGATGTTCTAAATTCAGGTCTTTGAATCCAACCCGGTTTTTTAACATCATAAGTATCTGTAATAACTTGCAATTCAGCTTTGGTTAATTCATCTTTATCATAATGACTATAAGCACATTTAACAAAGGTCATATGATTGTGATTCAAAGATTTCATTCTTAATTATTCTCCATTTAGTTGCTATATTATAATTATCGACAGTTATGCCGAAAACTTTAGCTTTATTTTTTATCTAAATCAATTACAGTTGAAGCGTCTAATAAGGTTAGGCTATCACGTTCCTCATTCCAATCCTCAACCTTAACGAAATACTCAACTATTCTATCCATTGTAATTGGTTGTTCAGATTCCAAGTCATAAATAAAAGGTTCAGTATTCCTAAACTCCACCAATAAACTTTGTTTATAAATTCTAGCCATCACCCTCACCTTGATTAAAAGTTTTACGCATATCTTCCTGACGACTATATTCTATAAAATCATCATAGGTCTTATTTAATTCATCAACATAAGCCTGTTTTGAGGTTTTTTTATCTTCATTTATAATAATATCTACATTTTCCTGATTTATAACTGTTTCACCAGTTGAATCATTATCATTAACTATATCACTCACTAAGGAATCTATAGTTTCTGTATAAGAATCAATCTTATCCACGTACTTCATTATAGAATATGTATCTGCATCATTACCTAATTCACATAAATCAACAGCCTCAGTAGCTAATTCATAAATTTGACTAAAACAGTATTTAGCAATACCAATCTTAACATCTACCATTATACTATCTCCTCCAGCGTAGGACATCTATATTATAACATTTTTAACCAGCCCCTGTCAAGGCTAATTTCGTGGATACTTAAATCCAATCGTCTTTTTTTCCTGTAACTTCTCTACTACTTTGGTTAATTCACCACCCCACACATCACTAGGGATAACATCCCAAAGATTAACCCCGATCGCATGGGATACTTTGGTAATTCTCCTAATAATCTTATTCCTTTTCTTAGTTTTCATCATCATCATCCAATTCATCTAACCAAGCTATTATGGAATCTTCAGCATCAGAACACCATTGAATTAAATCATGTGATCCAATGATATTGGCCCATAAAAATACTAAATCCAAAAAAAACCTAACAGAATAAAGAAAAAATAATCCTGTTAAAAAGGTTATATGGAATAACAACCATTGTATAAATTTCATTCCCCATTTGCCCATTCCTGTAGTCGTTGAAATAACTTTTCAGCAGATTCAGGAGAAAAAATAGAATATAATCCTATCAAAGAAACACACAAAGTACCACAGATCATTCCCAATACTGCAATAAAACCTTTTATGGCATCAAATATCAATCCCATAAGTTATCCTCCTCATCTAAATCATAGATTATTTCATTTATATCTATTTTTGGCGGATTTTCATCCAATTCTGCAATTTGATCCAAATCAGTAACGATGTCAATTAGATCTTCCAACATTTCTTCTAGTTTTTGGGAATTGGTACCACTTAATTCAGTAGTAAATTCCTCTAAAATCTCTGAAATTCTAGAGGAAACCATAGTTAGGGAATCAATTAAATCGGACATTTTATTTCTCCGAGTCAAAAGGTTCATCAAAATGGATTTCATATAAATCTTCAATTTCTTCATCCGACATATTTCTATAGCCTTGACAACCATCCATTAGAATGTCATAAATATCACTCCACTGTATATTTTCATATTCGGCATCACATAACATATCCCGCATAATTTGGTATTTGGTACTGTTATCATGGACATCTGTAGTTAACATTCTATAATCTCCTGTTGGTCAAAAATATATCCAAAGCCCCATTTTTCAATTTCTTCGTATAATTCATCTTCGGACAAAGTTTTTAGGTGTTCAAACATGGTAGATCTAAATGTTTCCAATAAATCTTTATAATCCATATTAGAAAGTAGAGCTTCCACATATTCTAATCGTAATTTATCAAGATCAATTTCCCTTTCAGTTGGAATTGCTAAATCAAACATCTTAATCTCCGCTTATATTATTATTATCGACAGTTTCATCGGAAACTTTAGTTAAATTTTGAAACTTTTTTTCGATTTCCGTTACTGAATCAACGTACGGCCTAATAGTGGAAGTTTCAAACAAATCATCAGCCATTTCCATGCCTTGAGCAATTGCTTGACTTTCAGTATCGGCACTTACTGTAATATAACAAGGCCAAATTATTCTTACCGCATATTTTTTAAGCTCGGACATCTAAATTACTCCCCCACTTTTTGTCTGCTAGTGGATGACTTTTATTTTTTCTCGGATCTAAGGCATTTTTCATAGAATCTGTAACTGCCTCAACCCTTTGTACACGTTTTGCTGCCTGTACTTCCATATAGGCACGATAATAATCATATATATCCATTGTTTGGACACCATATGTGTTAATCATCTAATTTTTCCATATTATCAACTACGATTTGACATAAATCGTCCTTAAATTTTTCATATACCGTGTAGTATTCGATATTTTCGTTTAATGATTCAAAATAGGATAGAATATCTTCCTGAATCTGTTCTGAAATTTCTGCTACTGAGTATTGATATGGGATATTAACTTTCATAATAAATCCTTTTCATTTGTTTCCATAAGCTACCATCAACTATGGGTCCTGTCATAATATACAAGCCCCATATACCAAGGAAAAGAGCCGGGATATTACCCAAACTAGCCAGCACGTTAAAAATAAACGCAAGTAACGCAATGGAACCTCCTAAAAAGTATCTAAGCATCAGTTGAATTGGCATTAGGTGAATAAATCTTTTGACATTTATTCATACCTTGCATAAAACCATTAAAATGTCCTATAGTATACGCCATTACACCTGTCGTAACTATAATAATACCCATAATTATCATTTGTGCTATATCCATTACTATCCTCTCCCTCCACCTAGAAAATGTTCGCTAATCCACTTCACAATTTTTTCCCATGTTGTTAATTTCTTAATCGGTTTACGTTTTTTACCCCTCTGTTTCAATGTAAGACCAGTAGGCAAAGGAGCCTCATCTATTTTTTGGTCAAATGTTTTCTTTCGTACAAATTTCACCTTATACCTCCTATCTTAATTAAATACCAAACACATCATCCTGGCATGATTGGCAGAGGCCAGAAATTTGATATTCTTTAATTGATATATCGTCCTTAAAATCTGCTTCCACAATATCATTAGTATCGCAGGTCATACAGGAGCCAGCCATAATCGTAGCCGGTCTACTTTTCCCAAAGATTTTAGCTAATTCTAATTCCAATTCCGATCTTTTTTGTGTAGGTACGATTCCCATCTTATTTTCCTCCTGTATCATGTCCATTCTTAACAATTACAACCACTGCCGCTACTGACGATACTATCCAAACCGCTATACAAACTACTATCACTGGATCCATTATTCTGCCTTATATCCTAAATCCGTTGCAATATCTACTATTTCTGAGGTTATAATTTCATGAATACCATCAAAACTATATTCCTCAGTCTTATCAACTATCGTTTTCCACTGTTCATCTGTAAAATTATACTCAAAGTAGGAATCCTTATCCCACCATAAAGCTACAATTTCATCATTTGGTTTGTAACCATCCAAATACTTTCGTAAATCCTTAACTGTCATTAAGCGGCCCTCTCAATTTGTAATAATTCCCTAGAGGTATTATACTTTTTGGCACCATGATACTTATATACCACTACCGGTACATCCGGATCCCAACATGCCCTACAATCACCACAAGAATTTTTTTGACTAGATGCCGGACAGAAAAACCAATCCTCTTCGTCCTTCATTTTATCAAACTTTTCCGTAGTATAAGTGGTACTAGACCATTCATATTTATCAGATTTAAGGACTGTATCTTTCATGGGTGCCGATACCCGAATTATCATATTATTTGGAGGCTCTGCCACCTTTAGATAATCCTGATATATCTGATATTCTTTAGTAGGAACCCAGAAATTTATATGGGTACAAGCATATGCCACAGTGGCAATATCCATTAGCATTTTTAGTGATTGAATGTCACCACTATCAAAAAATCTAAAGAATGGTTCCTTAGCCATCACTGTGCTTTCATGGAAAAAATGGATCATGGATTGAACCCACAGTAATGGATCTTTAATGTAGGCTTGGTGCCGACGTTCATAAGCATTTTGAGTATTTTCCCAAATGTATGCACCACTGTCGGCATAGCACCCATGACAGGTGCTACCTTCAACGTCAATAAGTTGGGAGCCAGTGATACAATAATCAATTGGAATTCCCCAAGACAATCCAGGCATTTTACTTGGATCACTGAATTGTCCAACATTTTCTTTACAATCTTTAATTGTAAGTTTAGCTAGGTTACCATTCGGTAGTCCCATTAAAATTCTCTCCTTAATGTTCTTAATACTATAACCATAATATCTTGATCTAAAATGTCACCACATCCAGGTGTCCATGTTCGATCATTATCATCCATCACCTGTTTAACAGAGGTGATCCAACTGCCACCTATAGCTAAACTATTCTCCACCGCCTTGACTATCATCTGGCTCGGATGTGGACCCAACGTCCTCACCATCCGCATCGGATCCGTTATCTTTTGTATCGGTGTCATTTTCCTCTTCCTCTCCACGGTGATCGGTATATATCTGAGGAACTTCAATTCCTTCAGTTTCCAGAAAATTTTCATAGGCTTCTGGATTTTCCCTAACTTGGTCATTGACCTCTTTATAATCAGCCATTTCCTGTGCCGCTATATCAGCTTCACGTTGGGCTAGGGCTTCCCGTTCTTGCTTTAGTTTAGCCACAGCGGCTTTTCTCAAACGTGATCTTACTGAAGTTTCCTTCGGTGTGTTATAACGTTTACGATTTTTAGCCTTTTCAATTTTACGTTCCCGATTCTTAATCCGTCTTAAATAACCCATATTATAATCTCCCCTAACTTTGTTTTTGAATAAGATTCATAACCCGCAGAATAGATCGGGCATCAGACATTTCCCGTTCTATCATTTCAGCCAGTTGTATCTGCTCATGGGCATCATCCGCATTGGGTATTTGTGTCGCCAGGTCGTCCACAGTAGTCGTAATTCCTTCGAGTAGGTCCAGTAGTTCTTGCATTTTCATTTCTCTCCTAATGTTTTCCATATACTAAATTGTAATTGTAATTAAATTTGGCGGTTAACCAACTATCATAGACCGGATCATTCCATTTAAGTGGTAAAAAATCATCATCACATCCATGACTAATTTCACCATCAATTCCATGCTCTACTTTATAGATATTGCTATCTATTCCAACTATCCGATAAACTTGGTCAGAATAGGACTTGACCATTTGTCCGTTTGTAAAATTCATACTCTTTTTAATCACTTGCTATATTATAATTATCGACAGTTAAGCCGAAAACTTTAGCTATATTTTCGATTTAGGAAAGCGGTAAAGGAATTGAAAATATCCTTTAATTCGGAGTATTCATTTTCTAATTCCTTATCCTTTTCCTTAAGTCTGTTAATCAGGTTAGCCCAAGTATATTGATTGATTAAAGGGGCTTTCGTTGAGCTAGGAACATACTTATCAGTTTGGAACATTTTAGTTCCCTGAGTAGTTGGAACGTCCAAATCATTTGTTAAGGTATTACAGGATATAAAAAATGGTTCATCATATACTGCCTCGCCATTATCATCGGTAACAACCACAGCCATAACGTCAACGGTATTCAAATAGCTATGGGAATTACCAATTCCTTTTCTTTTCGATCCGGCATTGATTCTATTTGTTAATGGAACATTTACCAAACCAGTCCCTAACAATGTAACTTGTTTAACTTGGACCTTTAAGGTATATTCGGCCATATAATCTACCATTAAATCATATGGAAAAGATTGGTTAGTTGGTCTTGAGATTAGACAATTATTTTTAGCACAAAATTCCTCAACCCTTCTCTCACCATCATCACCTTTGGTATGGGTCAAATTGTTATAATAACCATCAATCATTTTATCCCGTTCCGTATTTTCTGGCATTTCCTTTTCCTGTTGGTTAACGTTTGGGAATTGTAATGGCCAATGTTTACTTTTCTGAATTGTCATTTCACTAATCCCTTTTTGTTGCTATATTACTATTATCGACACAAACCCGGAAAACTTTAGCACTAATTACGATTTATTTTTCGGTGAAAATAATACAATCGGTCCACCAAAAATAATTATTCCTATTCCAATTAACATCATCATTTCTACCATAATTTTTTTACTCCGGCTAATCTGTGAATAGTACCATCTAACAAGGCCCACCAAATTGCCATCAGTCCGGGAACGGCAAACATTATCGCCATTCCCGGTCCCATGGATCCCATCTCCATTCCACCAACGGACCCTAATACTAGGAATCCTCCAGTTATCAATCTTATCATTAACTTACGTCTCCACTGTTAAAAACTCTAACCTTATCCCAACGTTTATTATTCCAAAAATTATCAATCAATCTATGGAAATCCATATCCGTTAGATAATGTTCCTTGGTACGTTCCGCCCTACGTTTATAAACAGCGGAACGGTTTGCATAACATAAGGTTACTTCCTGACTTCCTGATTTTGATCTAAATTTAATTTTGTTCAATTAAAATAACTCCAATTGGGAATCATCTACTTTTGGTTCCTCAAATAGTTCCAACTGTTTTTCAGCTTTTTTAGCATTTTTCGGCTTAGGGTTGACCGACTCACCTTTCTTGACAATTTTAAGATTAGACAAGGTCCACAATCCGCCAGCTTTTTTAGGCTTAGCCATTGCCACACGGTGTGTAATACCAGTCTCCAAACTTGTCATATATGCTTGATAATACATATCAAAGATGGCTTCCCGATCCTCAGTTAACGGTGTAATATCTTTATTACGATTTTTGGCACCGTTAAATGTTACCCTAGCTTGGTCCAACTCAGGCGTGTTAAATCGTCCACCTTTACAGTATCCAACTTTACGTTCTACGCCGGTGAGATATGAGTAAGGTTTACCAGCATTTTTCGATCCAACTCTACTTACGCTAACTTTTAATGGCATGTTGTAATTCTCTCCAATTTTCTAATCACTTGCTATATTATAATTATCGACACAATTGCCGAAAACTTTAGCTTTATTTTCAAATTATTTTAGAATTTTGAAAATCCTAAATCCAAGTTTAATATCGTAGATCCTTTCCAATTAAATGATTCAATCTCAATTAAATCACTTGCACAGGCGTCCCCTATTTGCATAGTAGACTCCGGATCGGCGGCTATGTTAAACTCTACTTCCACGTTCCCATGTTCACGTTCCGCAGTTTGTAATTTTTGTATCAATTCTGAAAGTTTCAAGATATTCTCCAGTGTTAGTTGCTATATTATAATTATCGACAGTTAAGCCGAAAACTTTAGCTTTTTTTTAGCTATTATTGTAAAAATGTTTTCCTGATAGATTACTCTGATATTCTGTCAAAGTATTATCAGATACAAAGTCCGACGTTCCCATCATCATATCGAGCCAATTTTCACTTGCTTTGATAGTCTTAAAAAATGCAAGAAAAATTTTTCCATCAAAATCAGTAAACGAAACGTCGAACCCATGTTGGGTTTCTACTATCTCAAAATCTGTCAAGTCTAAATCAGTCTCCGAATTATCATCACGTTCCAACTCGTTAGATTCTCCGAAAATTTTATCAAGATCTAAATTTTTTGCTAACGTTTCCAAGTCTATGCTGTTTTTCAATAAAAGTTGGTCTAATGTCATACTATCTCCAATTACTTGCTATATTATAATTATCGACACAATATCCAAAAACTTTAGCTTTATTTTCAATAATCCGGAAAATAAATTTTTCAGATTTTTTGATTTTTCTGCTAGAATGTTTGGTTTGTGTTTCGATATTACTTGCGCCTCTACTTATAATTATCGACACAAATGCGGAAAACTTTAGCTTTATTTTCACTTTTTTTGAAATTAATTTTTGCATTTGTGTTTTGATATTACTTGCGCCTCTACTTATAATTATCGACAATTGTGGGGGAAACTTTAGCTTTTTTTTGATGTTGACACAAAATAATTTTGTGGAAAAAAAATTTTGTATACAAAAAGTTATATCTTGATTCAGATGTATCGCTCGCCAATATTGGGAATCGGGCCCTGGTGTGTATGAAAAATAATATTTATTAAAAGCCCTGGGGATCAGGCTTTCAGGATCTCAGTGTTTAGTTGTATGATTTTGTATACGTCTACAAATTTTTTTACAAAAAACTTCTCCGAGTGTATAGTAAATCATACACGTAGACACCTCCGAGTGTCTACTAAGCCGCACAGTGTCTACCATACCGCACACTGTATGAAATACCGCACACTTGAAAATCGGGCGCACGTCGCCTTGACTGGTATCGAGTAGTATCGCATGGTATCGAGTAGTATCGCATGGTATCGAGTAGTATCGCATGGTATCGAGTAGTATCGCATGGTATCAGATGGTAACATACGGAGACCTAAAAAAAGAAAACAAGGTTTTTATTAGGTTTTTTAAATATTCAATTGTTGGCACAGTTGTTGTGCCATTTTGACATACTTCTCTAATTGATTATGCAAATAGATTCTCTCTGCTTTTTTCTTGGTCTGATACAACTGCATTTTGGTTCTCTCATACTTCTCTATCATGGATAAAATTTGCTGTCTGGATACTTTCACATTAATTTATCTATTATTCCTTTGAAATCACCTTCTTTCTGTAATTCCTCTACTGTCTGTGATTTTTTCTTTCCACTAATACATGTAACAGGGGTTGTTTTACGTTGTTTTTTCTTTTTATTTTGCATTAATGCTTTTTTAGTGGCTGTAGCTACTGCTACTATTCTGGCTATCATTGTTCTAGTCTCCTTATTATTGCTGCTCGTTGTTCTTCTTGTAAAAAATGTTCATGTAATCGTTTTTTTCTTCTCATTAAAAAATCATATTTCTCTTGATAATCTTCTGTATCGTTTCTCATTAAAATATGTATTTTTTTTAATTCATTTATTGTTTCTTGTAGTAGTAACTTGACATTACTCATTAGCTATATCCTCCTTTCGATCTTTGGTAGTTTTGGACCAATAATTTTTTTTATGGACCTTGACACCATTGTGTTTTTTAGGAGTGATATGTGTTCTTCGTTTGGCATTATTATTGAATCTATTTCGTGCTATTCCTAATTGAGGATTTCTATATTGTCTTTTTCTAGTGATTAGTTGTTTCTTATGCGTTCCTTGTCTAGGTGGAAGTAATTCAAATCTTTTCTCCCAATAGACTTTATCTTGTCTGAGACGATGACGATTTTTCCAATTCCATTCTTCTTGACGTTGTTGTATTTCTTGTTGTGCCTCCTCTTGTAATGATTTTTCTACTAGATATTTGGGCTTTATCGCACAACCGTGATAACTGCACTGTGTTAATATTAAAAATATTAGGCCTATAATGAACTTTTTCATTTTTTTATTCTCCTAGAATTATTAACATACCTTCATAAATTTCTTTACCTGCCACTTCATGCTTGTTTTCTTCTAATGGCTGTAGTGTGGATATTGGTTCTATTGATATTTGTTTTGTTGTACAACCACCTAATAGTAATAAAAATAGAAATAGGAATCTCATTTTTTTAAATATTGTAAAATTGCTTTATTGACTAATGCGGTTATATTGTCTTTGTCTTCATTAGCTAGAAATATGATTACTTGTTGATATATTTCCTCCTCTAGATTAATTAAATGCTTAGGATGCTTATGTTTTTGATTGTCAATTACGTCCCAGAGTAGGACGTATAATGCACTACCCATCATCATAAATAATGAAATCGTCACTGCCGTAAATAATTGTTCCATGATTAATTTTCAATTTCTCCTCTTGCCCATTTGGCACTTAATTCTTTTTGTAATTTCTCATTTGCTTGTGAGCTTTTCAATTTATTTCGTAACTTTTCGATGATTCTTTCCTGTGCCAAGACTAATTTTCTAAAATTTTCATTTTCCTCCTTGAGTGATGTTGTGACAGGATTGATTTGTTTTTCTACTCCCATTAGTTGTTGATTAAGCGTTTCATGATCTAATTCAGTGTGTTCTATTGTGTTCATTATAATACCTCAATAAATTTTTTTAAAATCCATAAAGATCCTAACAAGATTCCTGTTAGGATTCCTACTAATGTTACTAATGCCGCCGTCAAATAAATATAAATTTCCGCAAATGGTCTTTTCATATTACCTTTTCCTGAAATTAGTCCAATGACTTATCTTATCTGCTACATAGACATATCCCACTGATACAATTATAAGAAACAGAAATACCGTGATTGCTACTATCAATTTCATGGCATAAATAAGGCAGGTCTTTTTCCCGCCTTCTCCCATGTATAGCCATCAAATAACGTATTCCATGATGCCATATCTGTGTGTGTTACTACTGGAATTCCATAACTATCAATTTCTCTTTTTAAATTTGTATTTAAGAAATCTATATGTACAGTATTCTCAGTTTTCTTTTTCAAATTTGGAAAAGGTAGTCTGGCATCAACATGAATTTTCTTAATCTTAAATCTATTCATAACACCTTCATTATAGGATCCTGCTTCTGCTTGAGTGAAGATATTAGAAAATTCTTCAAAATTGTCTTTAATGAATCTTTCCGCATTATCAAATAAACCTTTAGTTATTTGAAATAAGGTTTTGTTGATTTCTTCATCATATGCATTAATTAAGTTAAGATGTTCATTGGATATTTCCTTATTGAGTTCCCTTTCCTCCTTTAATGTATTTTTTAAATTTAAAAGTTTTGTTCCCCACAATCGAGAGTTTCCTGCATCATCTGCGTTTTGTAATGCCCATTTTAACCGTCCATTTTTTTGCCTTTCTCCAAATTCACGTATGTCATTTGTTAAATTCTTTCCAATTATGGAGACTTCCGTATTAAAATCATCTCTTATAGTATCTAATACCTTCTCCATACTTTCTACATATTTTTTTGTAAATCTTTTCTGTTCTTTAAAAAAAGTAAGATCCATCCAACGCATACCATCACTATCAGAAGAAGTGAAAATATCTTCCTCCCCTATCATAATCATATTTCCTTCTAACTCAACAATATAACCACCAGAGGTTTCAATTCCTTTTAACAAATAAGGAGCTTGTGCTTTAAATATTTTAGTCATTACAGAAAGGGATTTAGATGAATTTTGTAAATCAAACAATGACAACATACCAGATCCACCAGTAATATGCAATGCCTTCTTATCCGTATTGTCCTCTTTTATGCGATTAAACATCGGAGCAGAAAAAGGTAATGGAGCCTCATACTTACCACTAAGCCAAAACTCATATGGCTTAGAACGAGAATCGAGATATCCTCTAGTAGTATCAGAATAAGCCATTTCTGCTAAAAACTCATTAAACGTTTTCATACTATCTCCTCTTAAAACCAATATTTATAAATATTATTCTTCATCATCAGGTGTTATTTTAATATCTATGCGTCCAGGAGTACCAACTTGTATTGATTCTATTACTTTTAGCATAGCACCATACAAATCGGCTATTTGTTGAGGTTCATAATAACCGTCTTCAATATTTAATCTTACTACTGTCTTAGGATTCATTGTTTCTATTTCTAAATTAATATGTGCCATTGTTATCTCCCTAAACATGCACTACCGGCATCTGCTTGAACTTTAGTACAACATAAATATTCCAATGCAACGCAACATTTGCAACAATGAATTGGATCTGGTTTTGGAATTTCTCTGAAACTTGCCATCAATACCATAAAAGCGGTTATTATTACTAATATCCACCACGTACTATATCTTTTACCAAAAAGACTAAATGAACCAATCATTGTCTATCCTCAATTCTTTTCCGAATTAACCTACGATTAGATTCTTGATCCATCGTAGGATTCGTAAAAATATGTTGCTTCTTGGTTTTTTTAACAGGAGGAGGATGTACTTGGTGTGATCGGTGAATTTTCCTTAATACAGAATTAGGAATTTTACGAGGTCTTACTCTTCCGTTTTGCTCACGATATAACATATATGTATATGGTTCATCATAATAAAATCCATCAAAACGATATAATGGATAAGGCCTATGTCTAGGAATATATACATTTACTCCGGGAGAAAGAGGATAGTCATAAAATTCAAGAGGCTCATACTCTAATTCATAATATTGATAAGGAGTTGTAGTACAACCCAATAATAATATCAATGGTAAAATAATCCAATACAACTTCATAACATTTCTCCTATTATCAAGGTCTATTTTGTTCTGCAATTTGTCGTTTTAAATTAGTTATTTCTTCCTTCATTCTAAAATTTTCTACAACTAATTGAAATATTTTTTCCGGATTTCTACGAAAACTTTCAATCAACTGATATTTCTGTAAATTATCAAAATACCCTTTATTAATCCAATTCCTATTCGACCACTCGATCATTTTTTTTCACCATCCTTACATTCTAACATTCTCTCTAATTTATTTATATATTCTTGTTTTTTCTGAATTTCATTTTTCAACTCAATCTCCTTACGTTGTCTAAATGATAATTCTTGTTCAAATGTAGTTGCCTGCTCCTTAATTAATTTATTCTCTTGATAATCACAAGCACTGATTAAAATTAATACAATTACAATAATCACAAATTTAATTTTACTCATATTTCTAATTCACCTCATCAATTAATACTCTGAAATTCCTTCTTTAAACTGTTGTATGTCAATTTCCATAGATATCCAATGATTTTCTCCTTGAAGTATCATGTAGATAAGAGGAGAATATATTGCTAGATACCAAAGCCAATATAACCAATCTTTCTTAAATCGAAGAATCAGAAAAATAAAAGAAAGACCTAAAATATGGATCCACTGATGATCCAAAATTCCTAATAACAAACTACTTAACGTACTATCATAACACCAATAATAAAATTCTATATCTCCTGCAAGTGACCTATCTAACCAAATTGCCATGTCTAAAAAAAAGATTGACCCCCACATAAAAGGAAGCCACAATTCAGTACTTTTCTTATAAAAATTCCTCAAGGATAAAAAGTGTTTATTCATATCATCACTAGAAGGAATACTAAAATACACAGAAAAAATAAACATAAAAATATATACTATATTGAAATAATGGAACGAAAGAGGAATTTCCCAATCTTCAGTGTAATCATAAATAGAATCAGTTTGACTGGCCCATGGTTCATGGGCCGTAAAAATACCATGACAAGTCAACACAATTATAGTAAATAGATGAAAATAATACAAAGTGCAATAAAAATGTCTTTTTCTGTTTCTAATATTATTGGTAATAGTTTCTAGAACCTTAACAAGAGCTAATCCCATCATAAGAGTACTGAAGGTTGTGGTAATACCACTATTAAATATCTCCTTCAAACCTTCAACATATTCTTCATGATAAATGTTTACATAATCACTCATATCAGTCCATCCATTTTCCATCTTTAATCAAATGCCCAAATCTGTGTTTTATAATTTCCATAATTAATCCAATAATACTATCAGCCTCATAAATTCCACCTTCACGTAAATACAATGCATACTTAGATCCTTGAAATAACATATTAATTAACCTCTATAAAATTTGAATTGATACAACCAGGACATCTGAATATTTTATTATTCAAGACATCATCTACAACACGTTCTTTATTAAGTGTTCTGTCCCATCTAGGAAATTTAACTTCGATGTGTATATAACAATCACTACAATAAAATTGATGTAATTTTCCATCTCCTCTATATATTCCCCACATGTTTGGTGCACCTTCTAATATTGCCTTATCAGGAATTATTATCTTGGTATGATTAAACATAACCATCTACCAAAAGCCCATGTATCTTTTATCATTGTTTTAATAGAAGGAAACTGTTCTAAACGAGGATTCTGTGCATCAATTCCCCATACTGTCTCAAATCTCCACATTATATAATTAGTAGGAGGAATAGGCAAAAAGGGAAACAATTTCCACCAATTTCTCTTTCTGATCATCCATCCATATCTAACCAACATTACAAATATATTCAAATTAGATATTTTAGACATTCATAATCTCCACACTATCTTTCACTTTAAATACTTGATAGTCCATCTCTAAATTATCAATTATCCATTGTTGATGTCGCTTCTTAATCACGAACTGATCCTTTAACTGATTGACCAATTCTTCTGGTTCTAAATTTATATCACATGTGATATGAAAGTCTAATAACATAGACACTTTATAATTTTTATTTCTCAATTCATCCATTATATTTTCTCCTATAATATAAAAAACTCGGCTAAAATTAGCCGAGCCTATTTCCTGTGCCTGCTCAGGATACTATTAAACATAATGTTTATAATTTTCACTTTTTTTATTTTCTATTTTTTTTAATCTTTGGAGCAATTTATCATTTGCTTCAACTTGTTTACGTAATTGATCTATTAATTCTTTATTTTGCCTAACCAATTTAGAATTGTCATTCCTTAACTGATCCACCTTTGCATGTAAATTTATATGTTCTCTGATAAATTGATCAAATGAATCAGGAATTTTAGGATCAAGCACAACTTTAACATCCTCTTAATGTAAATGTCCATAAAAAGAATATAAGCATTAGACCTACAGTACATATCCACCAATAACTATCATTAATCATTATTTTCTCAATGCCTCCCATGAAACAGGAAATTCTAATTTCATCAGGTCATCTATCTGATTGCCAATCTGTTGTGTTTCTAATTGCGTGTCAGGTTTACATCTTAAATTGCACACTCTAGCAAATGCCATTAATGTGCCTGACCAATACCACTCTGTCATCATTGACTGTGGTAATATCATACGTGCTTGTTCTGGACATACTCCTTCCTCTAATAATCTCTCATAAGCACCAACCATAGTTTTACTCAACGATTCATACTCCAAACATCTCTTTTTAACAACACCAGATGATCCTTGCTTTTTATCTTCTGCACGTCCTCGCCATTCATCAGGAGTATAAATTTCTGGTGTAGTATCAACATATCTTCTACTAACCTCATTCCATATTAATCCTACTTGATGTTTGACCAATTGACGAGCAACAAAAACAGGAGCATTGATATGAAACTGTACACTACAATGACCAAAAGGTGTCCAATGATTATGTTTAGCAAGATATTTGATAAGTTTTTCATCTTGTTTAGTAAATTTAGTCTTTTTCTTTCCAAATGATACTCTGGCTGCATTAACTACAGTTAAATCAGAACCCATCTTCTCTAACATCGTTACATTCATAATTTAATATCTATTTCTCCATAACAATGAGGACAAGTTTCTCTTTCGTCCTTCATGAAATATCGTACTGTGAGATAAACATCTTTGTAAGAAATATTATAACCCTTACGATTCACACTATCATAAATATTTTGCACATACCATTTTAATGGCATATTACGAAAAATATCCTGATAAGTTCCTAAACATTTATGTATAACTTGCTGTTCACTGACATATCCTGCATGATGTCTTATACTATCATGATCCATTAACGCTTTCCACCATAATATTCTACTCCATGACCTTCTTCCACTAATTGATGATTAACTGAAATAGGATTATCTCCTACAAATATTTCACCCAAACATCTACCATATTTACCAACACCATGAGATACTAATCTTAAATCTTCAACATCTACAAGTTCAATTAATCTAACTTTAGCAGCCAAACCCAATTTCTTCTCTACTAAATCTCTAGTTCTACTTTCAGGAGCATTAATCCCGTACATCCGACAACGAACATGCTTCCAGGTATTGAATCCGAGATCAACCATAAGATCTATAGTATCACCATCAACCACTTTAGTCACCTTTACATTATATTCATACATGATTTATTCCTATTTAATTTTGTAAAATGATTAATGCACACAAAACAAGTATGCAAATTAACTCAAAATCACTCATCCCTTTCCCTATTAAGCTCTTGTTGTTTTTTCATATTCTCTTTCCATTTTTTACTAAACTTATTTGCCTCTCTCCTAGTTTTATCTTTCTTATCCCATAGAAAATACATTACAAAATGACCTACTATCTCAAGTATCATGGAACTAAGACCACCGCCAATGGCTCCTAATTTAGAACCATGTAAGTCCTCAGAAACGAAAAACTTACCTGCTTCCTTAATAGTTTTTATTCCTGATAAAAATAAACCAACATAACCAAGTAAAACTGCCATGCCTCCGTATTCAGCAAATTTTGCACTCCAAGTTATCAATGCAATCACAAATAAAACAGGAGAACTCAACCAACAAATAAGAGTTGGTGGACCAAACCATATCATCCTGATTTTACCAAATAAAGTAAATTCGCTCCACTTTTTCTCAGTAAAACGTTGAAACAAAGATAATACCATTACGGTCCTTGAAATTTTGTATCTTTAACTGGAATATTAGAATTTTCTTTATTTCGGACTCTATCAACAAGTCTCTGCAATATTACAACTTCCTTTTGCAATTTCATATATTTCATTTCTAAGTTATAATAAGCTTCTTTTAATTCCTCATTTTCTTGTTTCACGTCTTCAATTTTTACCACCATTTTTAAAATCCTTTAGCATAACAAAAAGCCAAAATAGAGCATTTAAAAACCAACAAGATATAATCACATAAGCCATAATTTTACTCCACATCTCATTTTTTCTTTTTATAATCAGTTTCATAAAATCCTGACCCTTTAAAAATAGTATGAATTGGCTGTAATACTATTTTCACTGGCCCATTTAATGGGCCAGTTGACTCGGAATAAGGTTCTTCACAATATTGTCCACAATTCTCAATTCTAGTATCTGTTATTTTTTGTTGTATCTCTAAATGCTTTTTACATTTAAGACATCTGTAAATATAAAATGGCATCAGTTTAACGATACAGTACTATCAGTTACAGGAATTTGATAACCAGAAACTCCATGTTCCGTTTCATCTAATCCTGCTAATTCATCTTCTTCACTCACTCTTAGTCCAATTGTATGTTTAATTAATAAAAACATAACTAAACTGAGTCCAAACGACCATACAAATGCAACAAGAACACCAATTGATTGTATTCCCAATTGTTTCCATCCTGCTTGAGAACTAAGCAATCCTATTG